GCAAGCAGATTTAACGGGATATAGTGTTGTTAATGAAAATCGTTGGCTGGCATTAAAACAAGATGAATCATCCGCACAAGCAAAGATTGGTAGAGGTATTTCAAATATCAATAAGCAATTAAAAGAAATGGAAAGATTTCTTAATTGGTATGGTAAAATTAAAAACGAAAGTGGTGTAGATAATAAAAGTTATTGGAAAAGAACCAATCAACATATTTATGCTATAAAGGAAAGATTAATCAAATTAGACCAAAAAATCAGACAAATATCAGAATAAAATGGATATAAAACAATTAAAAGAGCTTATTAAGCAAGTAGTAAAAGAAGAAAGCGATTATCAACAATTGTTTAAACATATGTTAGATAAAACGGGCAAATCTATTCCTGATATGTCTGATGCTGAAAAAGTAAAATTCTTCCAAGCAGTAGATAAAGCTGCAAAAGCAAAATCGGAAGGTAGATTAACTGGATTACCAGAAGAACTAACTGATAAGCAAAAGCAGATTGATGTGGATAAGGATGGTGAGATTGAAGGTTCGGATTTAGCAGCATTAAGAGCTAAAAACGAAGAAAAAAAAAAGTAAATGAGAACCTTGCCATTGGTTTATTATCCGCATTGGGGTCTATAATCATTGGTAAAGTTATTTTTTATTATTTGTATGAATTAGCTAGAAAAGGAATAACATATTTTTCTGGCAAAAAAGAATACAAAGAAGCAGTTAAAAAGGTTTTAGATAATTTATCAGATAAAAAAGTTTCTGATAATATTTCTAAAATCGTAGATTCCAAAAGAGGAATTGATATGGGAACTGCAAACGAAATTGTGAATATGGGTGTTGTACAAAACCAAATTAAAAAAGTGGTTGATAGTGCAAAAGGGGAGATTGACCAAACAGAATTAGAAAACCAACTAAAAACAATCTTAATTAAGTCTTGGGCTGAATTGGGAGATAAGGCGGTTGATAAAGTAAAAAAAGATATAAAGTAAAATGAATAAAGGATTATTGATAGAAACGCATTTGTTTGAAGCAAAACTTGTAAAAGAAGAAAACGGAACTTATTTGGTTTCTGGTATTTTACAAAGAGCAGGTGCACCTAATCAAAATAATAGAAGATATCCTAAACCAATTTTAGAAAGAGAGTGTCAAAAATACAACCAACTCATCAAAGAAAGAAGAGCATTGGGTGAATTAGACCATCCGGATTCTCCTGTTATCAATCTTAAAAATGTTTCTCACAATATTAGAGAAATTTGGTGGGATGGTGATGATGTAATGGGAAAAGTAGAAATACTTTCAACACCTTCAGGTAATATCCTTAAAGAATTATTAAAGAATAACATTCGTTTAGGTATTTCATCGAGAGGATTGGGGTCTGTAAAAGAATTAAATGATGGCACTGTAATGGTGCAAGAAGATTTTGAATTGGTAGGTTGGGATTTCGTATCTAACCCATCAACTCACGGAGCATTTATGGCACCTGTGAACGAATCAAAGCAATGGAAAAAAGTTGCAGAAGAATGTGGTAAGTGGTGTAAAGCACAAGATTTGATGAGAGAAATTATAATTGAATTAAACTAATATGGCAAAGTTAATAAATTTAATACCAGGTAGAGAAATTCAAAAAGAAGATTTGGATGATATGGATACTGCATTGCCAGGAAAAGTTGAAAGATTTTTAGATAGAGCATTGCAAGTTATTAAATCTTATAATCTATCAAGAAGAAAAGAACAATATGTGATAGCAAAATTGATAGATGCGTTGGGAATGACACCATCGGATTTACAACAGGCGGTTCAAAGATTAAAAAGAAATAAAATTGTAAAGAGATAACTATGATTAAATTAAGAGATATATTAAAAGAAACAGAGGAGTTTCAGCAATTACCTTCTGAAATAAAAAAACACTTTTTAGAAATTATTTCTACCTATGGCCAACATAGAGAAAATATGAGTAGAAAATCAGATATCAGACAGGTAGCAGAAACACTTGGAGCAATCGCAGATGCAGCACAAGAATACACTTTGAGAGAAGGTGGAGATTGGTTTGATAGAGTTACCATCAAAAGAAATATGAAAGAATTAAAATCTTTACAAGAGAAGTTTGAGAAAGAAGCTGTAGAAGCAAAGGCACAAGAACAAAGATTGGAAGCTTTATATGAAGATATGGGACACGTTTTGGGTAGATACTTCGAAATTGCTGAGATTACCGAAGAACAAATGCATCAAAGATTGGGTATAAAGTAATATGGAACAATTAGCATCACTTTTATTACATAGTAGAACACAGGCACATTCATTTCATGTAGGTGTTAAGGGTATCGGCGCACTATCAGCACATCAAGCTTTACAACATTACTATGATACTATTGGTGGAATTGTAGATGGATTAGTTGAAGCATATCAAGGACAATATGGTTTAATAAAACTACAACCAGTTAGTGGTTTAGATACAAACAATGATATTAAAAATATAATTGCGTATTTTGATAAGTTAATCCAAGCCGTTGCAAAATTAAGAGAAGATAAGAAATTACAAATGAGTTGGTTACAAAATGATATAGATAATATTGTAACCTTATTATATCAAACAAAATATAAGTTAGTTAATTTACAATAAGTTATGTTGATTATCAATGTTAAGGGTGGAAATATAGAAGCCGCACTCAAAGATTATAAGAAAAAAGTTCAAAGTTCAAAACAAATTGAACAATTGAGAGATAGACAAACCTTCACAAAGCCATCAGTTAAAAATCGTTTAAAGATGGAAGAAGCTAAACGAAAAAATAAATTTTTATATTAATTCTTTAGTTTTCTAAAAAAATACTATATTTATTATCAAATATCCCATTCTATATGGGATTTATTATTACGACACAGTTGGTTAATGAATACCCTTCTCTTATAAGGTGTGACCGAACAACCGACAATTATCTATTGGAGTTTCCTTCCCGAATAACTTCACAAAGCTGAAGCAGAAGAGAAAGATGCAGAAAAAGTTGACGAAGAATTAACTTCTACAGGCATTGGTTCTTCAACTTCTAATCCTAAATTAGACGCACACACCGAATTCGAAGCTGGTTCTACAAAAACTGCATCAGGTGAGCCAGGAGCTCAGGTTGCAGATTTCAAAAAAGTAGCAGACATCAACGAAGAAGAAGGTATGGAAATGGGCGATGACGAAAAAGCAAAGCAAGACGAAATCGCACAATTAAAAGCTAGATTAGCAGAATTAGAAATGGGAACTGATGATGAAGAAGAAGCTCCAGCAATGGAAGCAGATGCAATGATGGGTGATGAAGAAGAAGAAAACCCATTCGCATCAGAAGAAGGTGATGGCGAAGAGTACGATGTAACTGGTTCGGAAGAAGAAGAAACCGAAGAAGATGACATGGACTTGGAAGCAATCATCAGAGAGTTAGAAGCACAATTAGGTGATGAATCTGAAGAACAGCCTGAAGAAGGTATGTACGAAGCAGAAGAAGGTGAAGAAGAAGAAGCTAAAAACGAAAATTTAGCTGATGGTTCTGAAGCTGGAACTGATAAAGGTGAAGACCCTAAATTAGTTGTAACTAACGAAGCGGAAGAAGAAAAGAAAGATGACGAAGAGAAAAACGAAGTTATCGACTTGGAAGAAATCTTACGTGAAATGGAAGCAGATATGAAAGGTGATGATGAAGAAAAGAAAGATGAGGCTATTAAAGCTGAATTGAACGAAGCTTACAAAACTATCAAATCTCTTCAAAAAACAATCAACGAAGTGAACTTATTGAACGCTAAGTTGTTGTTCGCAAACAAATTATTCAGAGCTCATAACATGACTAACGAACAGAAAGTTAAAGTTATCGAAACTTTGGATAGAACAAAATCAGTTAGAGAAGTTAAATTGGTATACTCTACATTAGCAGAGTATGACAGGCAAAAACCCACAGTCATTAATGCTTGAGCAAACCAGAGGTTTGAAAGCAAAGTGGGAGAAGACTGGCTTACTTGAAGGAGTAGGTTCAGAATCTTCAAAGCATGGTATGGCAGTAATGCTTGAAAACCAAGCTAAACAATTACTTGATGAGGCAACTAGAACAGGTACAACTGGCGGTTCTGAAGAATGGGCGGGTGTAGCTCTTCCATTGGTAAGACGTATTTTCGGTAGCATCGCAGCTAAAGAATTCGTTTCAGTTCAACCAATGAACTTACCATCAGGTCTTATCTTCTACATGGACTTCAAATATGGTTCAACAGCAGGTAAGGATATCAACAGACCAGCTTCTGGTTCTTCTATGTTCGG